TTATTTTGTGAAAACCAATACACTCTCGTAGGCTACGCTTTTTTTCCTGTAGCTTTTGCTCCTAGCATTCAAATTAATCATATTTTGCTTACTCTCAAAGTTGAACCTATGATTTAGCTTTAGACCAACAATAGAAGCAATTTCCGTCAAGATTGAAGGCAAATCACAGTGAACATCTTTGTAATATGAATCCTGAACAACACAAACAAAAGTAGCCTTATCTTTCATAACTCTGGATATCTCTGCCAGAGAATCACTTAAATCCAAAAAATACTTGACGATATTCTTGTAGTAATATGTCGCCGAAGACTTTGACGAATGCCCCCTAACGTCACTTAGGTATTTTTCGCACATTGCACCAATTCGGGACGAGTCTAATCCCACTATATGTTTTGAGACAGTCGTGGTACCCATTAAAGCTCGCCTGACCTCATCCATTTTTTCTGGACTTGAATCTGACATTATTGCTAACTCAGGAAGTGTGGCAACGCCATAATCTATTCGAGTGCAGTAAGGAGGCGAACTCAGGACCAAGTCTACAGTCCCGTCAGACAAAGGCATACTGGTAGACGATGCAACAACTAATGTAGCGAGATCAGATGACCAATCATGAGTTTCTAGACTCAACCCCTTAAGCATTTCCGACACAAGCAATATATAACGCTCTTTAAATAAAGCCCATTTTATTTCAATTTTTTCATCATCGAATTTTGGACGCTTTATCCATGTCGGGTTCGTAGGTATAAATTCCTTAAGCAGTTCCCTTACAGAATTGAAAAGAGCGGTATAAAGAATGCATTGTTGCGCCGTTAAAGAATCAACCTTTTCAACCATCGAGCTATACTTAACGCCGCCTAGAATCCAGCACTCTAATTTTCTTATAGCACGCACTCCCGACTCCCTAAACCAAAATCTTAGAGGGTCATTTTCGTGTGTTTTTCTCAATCGAACACTCGAAAGTTCAGGTAACCGATGTTTTATATCAGTAACATCACAATTAGTCGCCTGCTTTGCAGTCGCGATGACTTTCATGACAGGATTCAAATCAATACCAATCGATCGATATCCAGCAACGGAGGACATTAGAGTAGTAGTACCCGCACCATTCCAAGGATCCAGAACTACGGCCGACTCAAAAAGATCATTCGAATCGATAATATTTTTAGCAAAAGAGTGAGAGTAACCAGCATAATAATTATACCAGTATGGTTTTTCTTCAACTTCCTCATTAACTCTTTTTGGATTAATCACTAACAATTTTATCTCGATCTATTAAATACATAACAGCCATAAGAGCTACAGACCACACCAATACCCAAGCTAGGTGCGGTGCTCCGCTGCGATCCGCCTTTTTTGAAAAAAACGCGGATTTCCGATTTCTACTATACCTCGTATGAGTCCTTACACACACAGCCCGTTTATGAAGTACCCGGCAATGGATGCCATGGATAGAGAACTGTCAGACATTTCCTGCATGAAACGCGAAAAACCGCTAAAGACTGGCACGGCTTCATTTGCATATCACGGACCATAGCTGATCAAGTCTCGTGGTGTAGCTCTGGCTCAGCAAATCGCGGCACATACCCCAGTCAGGATCTGCCGGCACACTGGCTGAACGCAGGGTGCCTCGGCCCCAGCGCGCGTTGATTTGATCCAATACCGCCATCACCCGAGTAGCTTCAGACGGTTGCGATATAGCGAACAGATCATCGGTGTACTCACCAGGATGGCATAGGTTAAGCAACATCACCTCAGCCTTGCTGTACTTGAAGCCTGATCGAAATATGCGCTCAAGCGCGCCAACAGCTGCCTGAGTAAGCAGCCGCACATCATCCGTAGGATAAGGCATATCCACCACCACTCCGTTGGCATACTTTGCCTCTTCTGGGTTGAACATGCCGGTACGGATACTCACCCGCACCTTCTTGCACAGTGAGTTCTGAGCCCGGAGTTTCTCCGAGGCTCGCATCATGTAGGTGGCTACTGCCTCCTTGATTAGTGGTAGCTCAGTTAGCCGCTTACCGAACATCCGGCTACAGCAGATTTCTTGCTTAGGCGGATCGGGCTCGTCCAGTTCAAGACAAGGCGTTCCGGCTAGCTCACGAGCAGTCTTCTCTATCACAATGCTGAACTTCTTGCGAAGCGTCCACGGGTCGGCCCTGGCCAGGTCCATTGCGGACTTGATGCCCATCGCATCTAGGTGGAGTCTCATCTTGCGACCAACACCCCACACTTCCTCTACGCCCGTATTGCGCAGCACCCAGTCCCGCTTAACCGGATCGGTGATATTGACCACCCCGCCAGTCTGCGACTGCAGGCGCTTCGCGGTGTGGTTTGCCAGCTTCGCCAGAGTCTTTGTGTGAGCGATGCCAACACCGACCGGGATGCCGGTGCAGCGAAGCACCTGGGCACGAATCTGTCGACCTAAAGCATCCAGCCCTCCGATACCGGTCACGTCGGCGAACGCCTCGTCGATGCTGTACACCTCGACTGCCGGTACCATCGCCTCGATCAGGCTCATCACCCGCTCGCTCATGTCGCCGTACAGCGCATAGTTGGAGGAAAACGGCACAATGCCGTGCTGCTTGAGCTTGTGCTTGATCTGGAAATACGGCTCGCCCATCTTGATGAAGGGCTTCGCGTCGTAGCTACGTGCGATGACACATCCATCATTATTGCTCAGCACCACGATGGGCACCTTCGCCAAGTCCGGCCGAAATACTCGCTCGCAACTGGCATAGAAGCTGTTGCAGTCGATCAGCGCAAAGGTAGGCTCTTTCTTAGACATGACTGCGCACTGTGCTGGTGATGACACCCCAGATCGACAGCTCGTCGCCTTCAAGAACGTAGCGTGCCGGGAACTTGGGGTTTTCGGACAGCAGGACGATCTCCCGGCCGCGCTTACACAAGCGCTTGCAGACAGGTTCATTGTTCAGCAGGGCCACCACCACGTGCCCATGCATCGGCTCAATGGCACGATCCACCACGGCCAAGTCACCATCGAAGATCCCGACACCCTGCATGCTCTCACCGGTGATTGCTACCAGGTACACGTGGGGCGCACGGATATTCAGGACCTCATCCAATGAGATGTGCTGCTCAATGTGATCCGCTGCAGGCGACGGAAAGCCGGCCGGAACCTGGAACGAACACAAGGGCAACTTCGCGCCAACCTCAGCGATGGGACCTAGAATGGTGAAGCTCATGATGCGGCCTTTTACAATTACTGTATGAATATACAGTTAACTTTGTAAGGCGCTTGCGGTCAATTTTTCTGTAGGGGATTTCGACAAGCGGAGAGGTGCGTATGTGTGGGCGATTCGTGCAGTACGAAGGAATGGCGATCTTCATAGAAGAGCTGAGTCCGCAGATAGAGCTGTTTAGCGGGTATGACGCTCAGCCTATTGATCGCTACAACGTCGCTCCGTCGACACGGGTGCAGTTGCTGCACGCCGCAGAGGATGGGCTGCATATCGATGCAGTCAAATGGGGATGGGCGCCGTTCTGGGCCAAGGGCAAGCGCCCCGACCCAATCAACGCCCGTGTAGAGACGGTCACCACGGGAAAGTTCTTCAAGCAACTTTGGCCGAATTGCCGAGCCCTGGTGCCGAGTGAAGGATGGTACGAGTGGGTCAAAGACCCTGACAATCCCAAGAGAAAGCGGCCCTACTTCATTCGCCTGAAGAGTCAGAAGCCCATGTTCTTTGGTGCACTCGCACAAGTTCATCCTGGCCTGGATCCCCACGGCGGCGATGGGTTCGTGATCATCACCGCCGCCAGTGATCAGGGCATGGTCGACATCCACGACCGCAAGCCGTTGGTGCTGACACCTGAGCACGCCAGGGAATGGATCGACCCCAGCCTTAATCCAGGTCGGGCCGAAGAAATAGCGAAGGAGTGTTGTCAGCCAATCGATGATTTTGAGTGGTTTCGGGTTGACGCCTCGGTAGGCAACGTTCGAAACCAAGGAGCGGACTTGATCACTCCGATAGCAGGGCGCCCAATCCAAACATAAACAGAGGACGCTGTGAGAGGACATTCAAAGCACACCTGATGAGTCTCGCAAGCATATTCATCCATTCTTAGGGGATACCCTCTTAGCATCCAATGGATATCTACTGGATATCTACTGGATATCTTTTGATAGCTACAAAGCCAATCATCGAGAAAACTTACGTAAGTATGTAATTAAGCAAGCACGTAACTTATGCAACCTACGTAAGCTAGACAGACCCTCTAACCTTAAAAGCTGAGAAACTTGCACTCCCATACACCCCTTGACAGCGGCGGGCTGCGGCTTGGCGGCCACCCATCATAAAAATATTTTAAGAGCATTGACAGCCAAGCCAAACTATCTATTTAATCTCCAAGCCACTTAAAGCAATCCACAATCGACGCAAACTAATGCGCCGGATAGACAAACTCAACTTGGAGAACTGTATGATCGTCGAGCTTATTGAACGCACCCTCACCTTAGCCATTGAAATCGTTAGACTGATTCAGATGCTAATTCGAGATTAAACAGGCCTCCAAGAGCAGAAGGTATCCAGTTCATGATGACAAGTTCACCGGTTACCTCTGCTTTCCCCTGGCGCTGATTGGAGTTGCTGTAACGAATGCTCAGGTGCTCGAAATGAAAGCCCTCAAACACTCGCCGAATGTCCGGGTGATCGTTGATGCTAACCATGACCTTCCCTTTGCAGCGCCGCATGAAGTCAGCCATGCGTTCGTAATTCTCAAAGGGAAAATCCACACCATAACCGGCCGTCTGCCAGTAAGGCGGGTCCATGTAGTGGAAGGTATGGGCACGGTCGTAGCGCTCGGCACATTCAAGCCAGCCAAGGTTTTCTACATAAGTGCCAGCCAAACGCTGCCATGCTGCAGACAGGTTTTCCTCAATCCGCAGCAGATTGATCGCAGGGCCAGTGGTGGCGGTGCCAAACGTCTGCCCTGTGACCTTGCCGGCAAAGGCATGGTGCTGCAGGTAGAAAAATCGAGCGGCGCGCTGGATGTCGGTGAGGGTTTCAGGGCGGGTCATCTTCTGCCACTCGAACACCTGGCGGGAACTGAGCGCCCATTTGAACTGGCGGACGAATTCTTCCAGGTGGTTCTGTACTACCCGGTACAGCGTCACCAGGTCGCCATTGATGTCGTTGAGGACTTCAACGGGCGCTGCCTGGGGACGCATGAAGTAGAGCGCGGCGCCGCCGGCAAACACTTCAACGTAGCATTCGTGTGGCGGGAAGAGCGAGATAAGACGGTCGGCCAGGCGGCGTTTGCCGCCCATCCAAGGGATGATGGGTGTAGACATAAAAAGCAAGACCTTTGCTGTATGAATAAACAGTGCTAGGCTCGCTCCGCTTTGTGCACGAAGCAGGAGCCTTGGCTGGACTTGCAGGGACGATCTGCGGGGAAGGTGGCCGGGTTGGATGTTGACGCATCCTGCCCGACCCCTCCTTTTACTTCGGTGTAGAGGCTTCTTTCGCGTAGGCCTGACAGGCCCGCAGGGCGATCAATCCTTGGTCGCCGGTATCGGTGATTCCGATAATTCGTTGAGCATGCGCTGGGTCAAGTTGGGCTCTTGTGGTGCCATGAACCACGCGGCCGGTGGCGGTGGTGGCTGACATTGAACAGCTGCCGGTGGTTTCGGTGGCGGCGAGTACGACTGACAGCCGCAGATCAGCAGTAGCCAGGCGATCACGCAGACGAGCCTGCTTGGTTTGCTCATCGGTCAATTCCTTGTAGTGGGTTTCTTCTTTGTTCTGCAGACGCTGCTCCAGAGCCAGGCGCTTGTCCTGCTCGGTACGCTGCACGGCGGCTGACGCTTGAGATAACTCGTTAAGGGTGTCCGCCTGCAGTCGGGCCTGGCGCTCCAGCTCGCGGCCATAACGCCAGTCCTGGGCTGTCCAGGCCAACGCAGCAGATCCGGCAATCACCATCAACAACAGCACGCCGACGGCAGCGATACGGAACTGCGCGGGGATCAGATCGAAGAGACGCATAACACCGCCCTCGCCCTGGCCCACAGCTGCAGCCGATCCTCCAGGCCATTGAGGCCCCCATTGATTCGGCGGGTGATGGTGTTGAACTGGTCCTGATCCGCGAGCGCATTCAGCCCGTTTACTGACCAGAACCAAGCCGCTGACTCTGCCGCCCATTGCGGCTGCTCGAGCAGCTCGGGAGTGCGCAGCAATCGCTCATCACCGAACAGTGCCAGGCTGCAGCGCAGATAGTTGTCGTGGCCGGTGATTTGGATCAGTCCACGGCCACGGTAGCGCTGACCATCACCGTCGGCTTCCGGGGTGTTGCCGAGCTTCGTAGCCAGATTGCCGGTGTCGTATTTGCTCAGGTACTGATCGCCCCCCAGCTCGCGAACGTACTGCAGTTGACCAGACTCATGACCGACCTGGGCCAGGAACGCGGCCTGACGCTTCGGTGTGTTGATTTGGCGATTGACCATCGCCGTATTGAGGGCAGATACAAAAACGCCCGCTTGGCGGCGGGCGTTCGGCATGATGCGTTGCAGCTGTTGTACGGTGACGGACATAAAGACTCCAGACGTAAAAAGCCGCACTAAGGCGGCGATGGGATCCACTACAGCTTCTCAACACTCACAACCTTGAGCGGCTTCGTTTCCTTCTTTTTCTTGCCCTTGGATTTACCTTTCTTGCCGGCATTGCACTCGACTGTGGTCGACCAGCCGGATTGGGTAAACACCTGCTCGACCGAATCCGCTAGGTATTCGCCATCAAGACCGACCTTGAAGCCCTGGGCGTTGATCAGGCGTTCGGCAAAAATGTCTGTGCGGCCTGGCATCTCGAACCGCACATCGGCAGTCGAGCGATTGAACGCCGCCAACCGGGCCTTGGCAGCAGCCTCGGCGGCGGTCTTGTTCGGATAGATATGTCGGTCGGTATGAACCGCCGGCAACCCATCCGGAGCGTCGTCGTTGTCAATGGTGACCACCGCCAGCTTGCCGTCTTTCTTGTTCTGATGCTTGGTCGCCACGGCCTTGTGCGAGTTACGATCTCCCAGGCTGAACTGCCAGCGACTGAGATCGCTACGGGTCAGAGTGATTGCGCCGAACGTTTTGCCACTGGCGGTCTGACTTCCCTGACGCGGCATCACCAACAGCTTGCCGTCCGCGACCTTGGCCGTGCAGTCGTATTGCTTGGCTAGGCGCGTGATGAAATTAAAATCGGACTCGTTGAGCTGATCCACACGGGCGACCTTCGTCGCTACCGGACATACTGCCTGCCAGCCATTGCGCGCCGCGATGTCGGCCACGATCTTCGACAGCGGCACATCCTCCCAGCTTCCGCTGCGGATGGTCTTGCCACTGCCGCGCATATCGCTGGCCTTGCCCTTGATCACAATCGTGTCCGGCGGGCCGGACACTTCCACCGTGTCCACCGCATAACGCCCAAGGCGCATCAGAGACGTTTCGGCATAACCCAGGTAGATCTCGATTGAACTACCCCGCCGAGGCAACTGCACCTGGCCGTCACGGTCATCAATACGCAATTCAAACTCGTCGGAGTCCATACCCGGCTTGTCAGAGGTACGCAGCAACAAGAGTCGATCATTGATCTTGGCTGTAATATCGGCGCCGTCCGCAACGATTCGAAAAGTAGGAGTCATGGATTTTTTCCAATAAAAAACCCGCGCAAGGCGGGTCAAAACACAAAGTGTCGTTACGGTTAACGCAACTGGCTGCCGACGGTGTCGTCCAGGGTCAATCCCACAAACTAATCCCTTCCTCGGTCGGACTGGGCAGATCCGGCAGCACGATCACAACACCAGTGCGGTAAGGCTGCGGCTCGTCTGCCAACCCCTGATTGGCATCAAGCACCGCCTCGACACTGCCGTTTAGATGGCCGTAAACGTTATGGCAGATGACATCGAGCATGTCCCCGTCAGACGTTCTGCATGTCGTCGCCATAGCGCGCAAACTCCAGAGTGAACCCTTGTTTACGGGGAATCCCGCCGTGCAACAGCGCGCCCTGTTCCTCGTTGATTGTCTTCAAGCACCAGGTACCGATCACCTCGCCATAGCCCGTGGTCAGGGTCAGCGGCTGCAGCCGGCCGCCTATGGTGCGCAAGGTGTCCAGCTGCTTGAGGCCGCCCTTGAAACCTGGGTATATCGTTCCTTTGAGTGTGAGCTTTTCCTCACCCAGGCCCACGGCCTGCTGCGCCGGTCGCCGCGACAGTCGCTCCTGGGAAGCCCAACGGAATTCGGTCGAGCGACTCAGTTCGTCGAAGGCCGCTGTGTCCAAGTTGAAATAATACGGCTGAATCTTTGGGTCCCTGGGCTGGATGATCAGCAGGTGCGGGAACGGCTTCACCGCTTCCGGTGCCGGCGTTGCATCCTTGGCAAAGGCACTGGTGGGCACAATGTTCGCTAACGAAGGACTGACCTTGCCGGCGACATTGTTGATCGCCGTCGCAGCCTTGCCTGCCTGTTCCTTCAGCACGCCCATCCGTTCCTGAATCTCAGTGCCTGCCCTTGTCGCCCGGCCGTAAACGGACGCCACCTGGCCGACCTTGGCCTGTGCTGCATCTACACCGCGCATCACCCGTTGTAACTTGGCACCGACGGCAGGCCCCACGAACGGGATGTTTTCCAGTTCGGACGCGGCACCGGTTAACTCCCTGATTGCGCCGTTGACCGGTCCAAGCATGCCGTCTGCACTACGTCTACCAGCCTCCCCTGCTTCGACCAGGTACTTGAGGCCCGATTGCATCTGTTCCATATAAGCCATGGGGCCTCCTTACAGGTGCGGTTCGTCATACAGCTTCGCGGCGTTTTGTTTCGCCGCATCCGCCATCATTAGCCGCATGTGCGGCATAAGGTCCTGCGCCAAACGCTGCGGATCTTTAACATCCCCTTGCACCGTAATCGGCATGGTCAGCGAGTATTCAAAATTCTGATCCACTTTGGCCGGAACAGGCTTCTCCGGCTCTTTGGATTGAATCGCCACCGCTGCCGGCTTACTCAGCGCTGACACCGCGAGGGAGCGTGCTACATCCCCCAGCGCAGGGGCCTGAGGTGCCGGCGCCATCAGCAACGCACCCGACCCGTTCGCGCTATTGAATGACTTGCCCATGGCGGCCAAGCTCGGAATAGCGGGGCCCGGCCGAGGCGCCATCAGCAACGGCGTTACCGGTGGCGCAGGCTTTTCATCTTCCCCTCCGAACCACGACTTACCCGCAGCGCCACCCAGCGCCGAACCACCCATGCTGCCTAAGTAAGCGCCTACTAACCCACCAATAGCGGTGCCGATGATAGGCACGACCGAGCCAATAGCCGCTCCTGCAGCAGCACCGGCCATGGTGCCGGCGAGATTACCTGCTGCAGCACCATAACCTTCGGCCTTTTCGTCCTTGGTCTTAGCATTCTCATAGGTGTCGAAGGCCATGGCGCCGGCCTCCATCAGCGAGCCACCAGGTATCATCTTGGCGGCTTTGCCGATCTTGCCGACCGCTTGCACGACCCCGCCCAGTTTAGCCATCGCGCCACTGGGAACAGAAATTGACGGATTAGGCGGACGTGGGACCGGAACAGGCACCGGGGGCCGTGGCACTGTCGGATGCAAGGCCGGCGCCGCAGGACTTGGAACTGGTGGACGTAGGGCCGGTACCGCAGGCGCGGGCCGTGGCATCGGTGGACGCGGGGCCGGCAACACAGGCGCAGGCCGTGGCATCGGTGGACGAGGGCCCAGTAACGCAGGCCGAGGCACTGGCGGACGCGGCGCCGCCACACGTGGACGCGGCGGGCCACCCGCACGAGGTGGTGACGGCCGACGGCGCGAAGGATTACGTCTTGAACCGGGACGACGCCGACGTGATTCGCCCGGCCCGCCAGTGAGCCCACCCATTGCGCTCGCATTAACTACAAAGACCTTTTGAACGACACCCACACCCGCCCCTGAGTCAACCTCGCCGGTGCTTTCGTTGTCCCCAGACGCCGCCTCTTTAGCTAGCGAAACGACCTTAAGGCCAGTCGCGACAAGGTCAAACTTTCCGGGCTTCTTGTCGTCCTTACCCTCGCCATCGGCTGGTTCACCCTTGAACGCAGCAACCGCCTTGAGACCGGTCTCAACCAATGACAAGGCTTTCCCGGCTTTGCCTTTGGGTTCGCCACCCACGGCGCCATCCTTGGAGTTGGTCACAAAGACTTTTTGCACTTCGCCGGACTTACCACCCAGCGAGCCACGGGCAACGTTGAGCAACCCTTTGGCAATTTTGAACGAACTGAGCAGGCCTTTGAGCGCCACAAGCCCGCCACCGACAGCAACGATGCCCGTCACCACACCAGGCGCGCTGTCAGACAGCGAGGTAATACCCTTGGTGACTTTGGTCAATGCTTCAGCCACGGTGTCCGTGACTGGGCGCAGGGCATCCCCAACGCTACGCATGGCGTCATCCATCGACTGAGCCATTTCGGCCCACTTCTGCGACGACGCTTCACGCCGCTCGCTGAGGTTTTTGTCGAGAATGCCCGTTGCATCACGCGAATCGTTTTTGAGCTGGCTGTACAGCGCCTTGTTCTGCATATAAGCAGAAAGCGCAGCCTTTACCTGCATGTCAGCGAACAGGTCACCGGTGCGAAGTGACTCTTCCAGCGAGGCCATCATGGCCTTGGCTTTCTCCGGGTCGGATTCCTTACTGATCTTTGCAGTCGCCTCAGCCATTGCAGCCGCGCGCTTCGGATCAGTGGCCTGAATGTACTTCTGCGCCAGCGACATGCTGGTTTCAAGCGTGGACATTCCGTTTTGCAAACCGGTCTGCATCGAACCCTTGTAGTCGATACCGGCCTTCGCATATGCCTTGACGGTATCGCCGGAGCCAATTTTGCTCATCCAGTTCTTGAGGTTGTTCGCCGCCTCATCGGCGCCGCCGGCAGACTTCATCTGCACTTGCAGCATGGCCCCCAGCTGCGTCACCGCATCCATGCCAGTTATGCCGAGGCTGCCCATGTTCGCCAACAGCTCAGGGAACCACTTAGCCATATCGGCCGCTTCAAAACTACCCGCTTGCCCTTGGTAGGCAATAGCCTCAAGGGCCTGCTGCATCTGCTTGGGGTCGGTGATTTTGGCGTTCTGCCCCAACGCGTTGATCATCTTGGCCGTATCGACACCGCTCGAACCTTGCCCCACGACAAACTTGGCTGCGACCGGCGCATATTCCAGGGCCTTGCTCAACTCCATACCGGCGCCGACCAACTGGTTAACGACGTCGGCCACGTCATTGCGCGCCATGCCAGTGTCGCGCGAAGTATCGATAATCTTGCGCGACATCTCCTTTTCTTGTGGCTTGTTGGCAATGCCGGCCTTGATCGCAATGTCACGAACAATGGCCCCAAAGTCCGCGCTAACCTTCGTCGGCACAGCCAGCACACCGACGCCAACAACAGCGGCGCCGACCGCGCTTTTCATGCCAGTCTTACCGGCATCAAGCTGCTGATGCCCCTTGGCTTTAAGCTCTGCTTTGTTGGCCGTTTGCCCCAGAGACCGATAGGCTTTCTCCAACCGGCCGACCTCAATCCCCTGCTTTTTCAAACTGTCGAGGTTGGAGTTCAACCGGCCCAACAGCTTAGACGCCCCCTCTGCGCCGCTGTCGTGGGCTTTCTTCCATTCGTCACGCAAGCGTATGGTGTCGCCAATAGTACGCTGCAGAACGCGAGCCTTGAGACCTTCCGCCTCAAGGCGTTTGATACGCCCCGTCACATCTTTGAACGCAGCACCGACAGTCGCGCTGACGGCGCCGCCGATCACCAGCCCGAGGGCGATTTTGTTCGCCATGTCATGGCCCTCATTTGCACAGCCTTACCGAAGGCAGCTCAATCCGTGAGCCACCACACCATGTCTGCAAACGGCATCGACAGAATCTCAGCAGCGGAAAATCCTGTTTCCGCCGCTAGACGTTTCGCGGCCATTTTGATGACGCCAGGGTCAAACCCCGTCGTCTTGGTCCATACGAAAATAGCCGGCCTGAAGGCGGTTAAAATCCACCAGTTTCAGGCCCTCCAGATCCGCGACAGGCACCCCGGCAAGCGCGGCAAACAAAACCAGTTCGCGCTGTTCGTCATCCCCGCCCGACTCGCGGTTAGCCGTGCGAACATCGCCCACCGTAGGAGATCGCAGAGCCAATTTATCGACCGTCACCCCGTTGATTTCACTCGGACAGGAAAGCGTGACCACGGCCTGGTCGGTGGTGACCGACAACCACGATGGCACCGACGCCGAATAGTCAGTATCGGGTACCAAGTGCGAATAGGCAGATTGAAGACGGCGGTAGTCCGCAAGCTTCAGCCCTTCCAGATCCTTAACGCCCGCCTCTGCCAATCCCGCGAACAACATCAGCTCACGCTGTTCTTCGTCGCCGTTAGAGGCGCGGTCGGCAGCCCGCACTTCACGCACAAGCGGCGCACGCAAGGTCAAGGTCTCGACCTGCACGCCGTTGGCATTGCTCGGCCGCGTAAGCGTCACGACGGCCGCGAGTGCAGTGAGCGACAGCCAGGCCGGTGCTTCTTTGAAAGTTGCTTTATTCATTTGGATCTATTCCCTTAGAGACCGAGCGCGGTACGAATTTCGGCGAGTTGATCTTTACCGTCGATTACTTGAACGCCCGCGACCATGTCGATCTCATACATGACGCGACCGTCGATTTCGAGCTTGTAGTAAGAAGGCGCAACGGCATGCTTGATCTCAGCAGGATCACCGGCTTTCCAATCCCCAAGATCGACCTCTTTAAGCAAACCTCGCAGGGTGGCGACGACAGCCGTCACAGCCCCTTTTTGTCCCCTGAAAGCCCCTCGGAACGTCGCATTGAAGGCCGTGCCATCGGCCAGGCCGAAGTGCTTCAACGACTCTCGACGCACCCCATTCGTGACAAAGGACGCTTCCAGTTTTTCCAAACCCTGGGCCATCTCAATGGCACCGGCCATACCACCGGCTCGATATTCGTCGGTCTTAACCGTCAGCTTGGGGAGGGTCAGACTCGGCACATCGCCGGNGAAGTTCACGCCGTCGACAAACAGGTTCGTGTTAAACAAAGTTTGAGGAATCATTGACTAGGCCCCTTAGGCTGCTTCNAGAACTTCGGTCATCCACTGATCGGTGACTTCGAAAAGGAAATTNGGGTTTTCGGCCGGCGGCACGTCGGTGAAACGAATGCGCCAATAAACTTTGCCCTGAGCGATCTGGCTGGCAGTGTTCAGCTCAGTGTCCGGGTACACCTCAAAATTGATAATCGCGCCCTGGGCTTTCAGGTCGCGCATAAAAGCGTCCAGTCCGTCAGTTACATCCTTGACGTAGGTCTTGGTGATCGAGCGGTCTACGGCCCACTTGTGGCCGGCCTGCACCGCATCCATGAGGATGAACAGCGTGCGAACGCGCGTAACGAACGCCCACTTCGGATCGCTCGATAGCGTGCGGTTGCCCCACAAGCGATAGCCGTCGTCGCGGATGATCGTGGTGATATTGGCGTTGTTCAGCAGGTTGGCACGGCACGTCTCGTCACCGTCCAGATACTCGACCGCACGGGTTGTCCCAGTGATGCCGGTGAACTCCTTGTTCGACGGCGAGGCCCAGAAGCCATATTCGGCATCGGTCCAGGCGAACAAGCCCGCCGCCCAGGCCGAGGCCGGCGCATCAACAGTCTTGCTGAGCTCGGTGTCCCAGTACTGAACGCCAGGGTCAACCATGAACAGGTTGCGACTGCCGAAGTTATCGGCGTAGAGCATTGCCGCCTCATCCGTGGTTCCAGGTCCGTCAAGAATGCCGATTGCCCGCAGCTTCTGCGCCAGGCTATCGAGCGCGGTAGCCACCGCTTGGGTGGCGGTATGACCCGGAGCAATCAACAGCCGCGGCTGCGCGTTGAACAGGCTTTTCCCATCGAGCAAAGCCTGCAGGCCAGTACGCTGACCCGAGGCAAGAACACCGCCAATAATCGCCGAAGTTTGCAGTGCCGCGTCCTCCAGCTTCGGCACACCAATGGCAACAATCACCGCCTTGGCCTTGGTATAAATCGCCTTACAGGCCTTGGTGATCGCCGAGTCAGCACCGAAGGCAGCAATAGCCTCACGCTCAGAAGTGATCAACTTGAGCTCGCCGGCCTTGGCAGTACCACCGCCGGGGGCGCCCGGCACAAAGGTGTCGCAAAGTCCGATGATGGAAGACGACGGCAGGGAGATGGTGCGCGCGCCTGTCTTGATATCGGTCGTGGTAACGCCGTGAAAGAAACTCATAAAGCTCATTCTCCAGAAACGGAAAAGCCCCGCTTAAGCGAGGCCGGGAGGGGTGTTCGTGTTACGTATAGCGAGATACAAAACGCCCCGACGATGCGGGGCGTTATTGGCTTTGCTGATCTATCCAGGCTGGCCGCGTTGGACGGTATTTCGTGCCAGGAAATTTCGTAGCTTGGGGCCAATCACGCAGCGATTGCATGTAAGCCAGCAGCTCGCCGTATTGGTCAGCCGTGAGCGACGTAGCGCCACCCAGCTCCACCTCATCACGGTGACGCTCGCGCAACCATTTGACGCTTTCCAGCTCACCGTCGCGCCACCGGCGCTCCGCGCTGGCAACTTCTTCAGCTGTCGCTATCGGCTGTGTCTTACCACCTTCGGCCACCCATTCCAGATAGGCGCTCCAGTCTTTATTTCCCAGGTCCTGGGGAATAAATACACCATCAGACAAGCGCTGAACGCCTGCAGGACTAAGCTTGTATTGGATCTTGTCCACGAAACGCTCCTTTAAATTTCGGCTTCAGCAGTCCACTCAACTTGCAAGGTGTACCCAGGCACCGAGCCAGCCGGAGGAATGCAGGACAAAGAAAAGCCTGTCGCCCACAAACTTTGAATGTTGGTGCCCGTACATGGCTTCACTGAAGATTGCGCCCAAATCTGCGCTGTATCCTCTCCCGGTGAGAACAGCTTAAGCGTAGGGACAACCCGTTTAATTTCACGGAAGTCCAGGCGCAAACCTGACTGAGAACTTTGGGCAGCTGCGGACTGAGTGAATGTTGCAATACAGGTTTGCGGGCCGTTATTGGATTTGGTTGGATGATCCATAAGGAACGACTTTTCAAAGTACCGCATACATGCGCGGCTCTCTTCATACTGCGTTCGATAATCGAAAGGTGTTGCTACACTACCGCCTTCTACTTGCACGTTGGTGATATCAGTGACATGCGCCCCTGTCCCCCAACTAGCGAAGATCAACTCTAGAAAATCGTTAGCCGCGCCCTTATTTTTATTCGCCACAGACCCCAAATCTAAAGTAACCACATACTTTTTAAACGCCGTCGTTAGTTCTACTGAAGTCCCAACATCGACGTTCGAATCAGTTGATCCGATTCCGAAATTTTGTCGAAGAATGACCGCGCAAGTATGCGGCACGGTGGTTTTCATATAAAACGAAACGGTTACTTTCCCACCCGCTAGAGTTTCAACATTCTCTATGCGCTGGCTTAGATTCCAACCCTGACCATCCCCTTGCCTTGAAAGGCGCAGTCCGTATTTCGCCTCGTTGATATTTGCGCCCTGCTCCAGCGGCAATTGGCTCCAGTTGCAGACTGCTCCAGCAGGGCTGTAGACCATCCAACGATCAGGACCGAACACTTGTTCCGGACCACCGCCGACCTTGCCCACTACGCCAGATTTGCCGCGTTGCCAGATTTGGAACGCAGCATTAATCAACCGATTTTTACGGTAGACGTGGATCGGAAATTCTTGCTTTGGGCTTTCAATTTGAGCCCTGAGCGATTCGGTGTTAACTACGCGCTTAGAACGGTCATCCACTGGCTGGGTAGGAGCGTTCTGCCCACCGAGCCATTGGAAGGCTAAAGGCGTTGTACCGAGCGCCAACGGGCCGTCGCTGACGAGCTGCCAGAGGGTATCGGCGTTTACCGTGCCCCGCTCCACTGCCACCATCAGGTTCGGCGTTACTTTGTCGCTGCTATCGGCATCGCCAGAACGCACCCAGCTATCAGGCCCAACCACGTACAAACCGTTGTCTTTCGCCTGCACCTGATCTTTTACCAGTACCCGCGATCCCGCAGGCACCGCTAAACCGTCGATGGCTTGAATACCAGCCAGAACCACGGGGCCCGCGGTTGCAACCAACACCGACTGTTTAAAATCCAGCTTGTTAATGGCGCCGGCAATGGACTCATCCACATACCTGCGCGTTGCCGTCACAACCGAAGGGTCGATATTCAGCACCACGTTCGTGGAGCTCTTGACGATGAAGTTCATACGGACGGTCTGCGTCCGGCCGGCGCCCTGGGAAAGCTTCGGCTTGAAGCTCGGCGCGCAATTAGCTACCGCCACCAGATCCCCGTCGGAGTCGAACAACCCCAATTCCCGAATCCAAAAACCGCCCTCGTCAGACGGAATAATCTGCTCGGCCACAAGAATGCCGGGGTTAGCCGGATCAGGGCCCAGCATGTTCAGCGGCGCACGGCGGCGCTCGTTGATCAACACCTTCTGCAAACGATCAGGTATTGGATCAGTGTTATTAGCGTCGCCCACGGCCATGTGGGTTAGCTTCCAAGTCATCAACCCTGCATCGGCTTTAACTTGTTTGGCCTCCCCCACGGCCGTCAGGATGGCGAAGAACTGCGAATTGGCATCAATCATGGGTATACGTCCAAAAGGTCTATGGAATGTTCGCGGCCAGGAACACCGACATAACAATCAACCGAGATAAAGGAAGGTGTCAGCGGATAAACCTCAAGCTCCTCTATGCTGTGTTCGCGACCGCCACCACCGATAACGCCGGTTGTCTCGATATCCCGGAGTACCGGCGGATAAACATCAATTTCGTCACCGTCATAAGCACTTGCGAAGACGTTTATGGAGCCGGTGGTTTCTAGGCTGATAGCCAGCCCGGTTAGATGCCGGCTAACCGGCTTGGCGTCATCAATCAGCCGCTCCAGTTCCTGATACATTTCCTCGGTGATACCGGTGTCCAACACCCCGACTTTTAATGCAAAGGTGCCGGGCACCCCTTCGGGCCTCATGTTGAACCACTCGATAATCTCGATTAGATAGCCCAGCGGCTCGACCACACGGCGTAACGCGCCGATGGTGCCTTTGTGGGCATGAATGTAATAAGAGGCTTTGATGGCGGCACGTTTGGTCGCCTCGGTCCATCTGTAGTCCCAGCGATCAACTGACCATGCCCAGGCCAGATGCGGCAGCAAATGCACCGGGCAGGTATCAGCGTTGTAAAGGTCGCGAAGCGGAACAATCGTTTTTTCGAAGAACGTCGCCTCCATGGCCCGTTCCAGTTGCGTGCTGTTGATCGGCAGTAGGCTTTTCATGTCAGCCCGCCAGCGTCACGGTGTATCCCGTACAGAACGCCGCCTGAGCCTTGGTCGGGGCCAGGTCCTGCCATCCGACGAGCTCAACCCTGGAAACGCCTGCAACGTGCAACTGGGCGTCTACGCCTGAGCGCGCCACCTCAATACCCAGCCGTTTGCGCGGGTTGATCCACGCCGCCAATCGACTTTTCGCCTCGGCCAAACTGGCATCAGCCTCGGGGCCAGCGCTGGTCATGTGCAGGATGGCTTCAATTTGGTAACGGATCACCTGGGCGCTCTGCACCGTCACACGATCCCCCACCGGCCGCACATCCTCGTCATTCAGCGCCGCAGAAACAGTGGCGAGCAGATCCGGAGGCGCCTCACCTTCGCCGTCTAAACCCAGCACCGTTACCGTAACGTAACAAGGCGCTGGGCTTTCGGCAGTGGCATCCGCTACCAGCCCCGAGGCATTGCGTGCGTGCAAGATGTAGCTGTTACGTGGGCCGGCTGTGGTCAGTCCTTCATAGGCCAACTGGATGCGCTCTCGGAACGGGTCGTCGTCTTCTTTGACTTCTGGAACCGGCGGTACTGCCAGAAGATCCTCTGCTTGAATAACCAGGCGCTTCAGGTTGACGTTAGCCCCCAGGTGATCGAGGTCGCCACGTATGGCATGCGCCAGCAATACCGCCTTGCCCGCGTCATTGACCCGAGCGCGGTTGCCGACCTTGATGTAAGCGCCAACCTCCAGCACCTTAAGCACCGGATCGCTCTCCAGCGCGGCAGTCCAGTTGCCGCCCATGTATCCACGAAAGACCCCCAACCCCTCCTGGAATACCTCTTCGAAGTCCAGCGGCTCCAACACGGTCGGCGCAGGCAACGACGACAGATCCACGATACTCATACGGCCACCTCCAGCGTGACGCTGTCGCCCAGGTACTGCCCGACGATTTTCAGGTTGATTTGCCCGCCGATAACGGAAACGACACGCACTTGATCCAGTTTCAAACGCGGCTCCCACCGCCCCAGGGCGCGGGCGACTTCAGCCTGTACGGCGCTTTTCCAACCCTCAGTAACGGGCAAGTCAACAAACCGCCGCAGCTTGCTGCCGTAATCCATCCGATGCCGGCGACTGCCCAACGGCGTGCCCAAAATGTCTGGAACGGATTGGCGCAAGTGCGCAATGCCGGAAATGGGTTGGCCGGTGTGGCGATCCATTCCGATCATCTAAATCACTCCTTCAGCAGTTTAAATTCAGGGTTGTCTTTAAGGAACTTGACCGCGTCGGTGTCCGACGCTGATACCTCTACCACCGCCTTGATCACCGGTAGGGTGCGGTCGGTACCGGGAACGATCAGCAGCCGCGACGTGAAGACCTTGTCGCGGAACTTCAGGACTTCCGATGTCGCGGGTGTCGTGAGCAACAGCGGTTCGCGCGCCGGTGGTGCGAACGCTGGTTCGTCGGAAACAATTGCGTCGACGATTTTGGCCATGTGTTTCTCCAGGCATAAAAAAAGCCCGCACCGGGCGAGCTGTCATTAGTTGAAATTAATGCGTGTGGTGGTTGCTGTTGCCGCCTGCGTCAATGATCGCGCCGGCACTGGTTATGCCTTTCGTGACGTGTAACGCTCCGTCGATCATCACCGCCGCTTTGAGGTTGATATTCCCAGTCGTGACGGTGACGGCGCTATCGCTAATAACCGCCTCCGTGCTGGCGACTTTGATCGTCACCGTGCCGCTCGGCAAAGTGATGCTGTAGCTCTTGGCCTGCCAGTCGTAAATCAGCGAGCCGCCATCATCAAACCGCCAAACTTCCACATGATCTCGGTTATCCGGTGGCGGACCGGCGTTGCCATACAAGCCCGGTATGAACGTGCCCTGCGACACGTCACCGCTGGCACTAACCAATGCCCCCTGCTCGCCCATAGACGGTGCCCGCCAATGCCTGGCTTTGCCGGCGGCGATACTGTGCCAACGCACCCAGGCGCTAATCCATTCACCGTCTGAAACCCGACACACCGGCGGGGAGGCCGCCAGATCGACCGCCACCACAAAGCAATCCTTGACCACCCCCGCAAGCATGCGGTCGTGCTGGGCAGCAACGTAGCCGCTCACAAATCCTCCGCAGGAACAAAGTCCTCTTTGACATCGTTATTGAAGCCAAACAACAGCATGCCGGGCGGCTGATCGGGCCAGGGCCACTCTTCAGGACCGAGGTACACCTGCTGCGTCCATTCCACCAGCCAGACGGTGTAACCATCCAGCACTGGCTGGGTCCAGTCCTGTAGGGCCTGAACGAACTCTGCCGGCTCAACGTCCAGCCCCCAGGTCTGAGCCCGAAGTAGTACGGCGAGTTGAGTTGCCAACTGCACCGCCTGTTGCTGATGTTGGTGATGGAGTGGGTCGACGACGACGCGTGCCTCGAACTTACAAACCAATGTGGTTTCGCCCGTGCCGATATCGGTACCGGGCTCAATCTCGGCCAGCTCCAAAAACACTGCCGGTAAAGCAATGCGGTCCTGAATGTTCGGCCAGGCACTTACCGTCTGAACCCCTGGCAGATGACTCACCAGGTGTTGCTCGACCGCCTGGTAAAGCTGGTCCAGGCTAAAAGGTTCGTCAGCCATTACCCGATCCTCTTGAGGTGCTTCTGCAGCTCAAAGTTGAGTTCTTGTTTCAGGATCTCCAGCAAGCGCTCATCGGCCTTTTTTACCCAGCTCTCAAAGTGAGGACGGGCTTGTTCCAGAGACACTTTGGCCTTGGCTAACGGAAAGCGGCTACCGTTCTCCGCGACCCACCCCGAACTCGGCCCACGACCCGGTGACACGGTGCTGTCGGGATAATCATCGGCATTGAAGTGTTTGCTCGCCGTACGAATCCAGATGTCTGGCTTATTGCCGTAGACCTTCTTGAGGAACGCGCCCTGGTAACGCCGCCCCGCGACCGAAACACCGCTGCCAGTTTGCCGCGCCCGGCCGATCCGGCTGGACTCGATGGCATTTAAGCCGAACCACAGCTTGCCGCTGGACGCCCCGCCGGACACTGGGTAGCTGCGCAACCGTTGACGCACTGCCGCGACAGCAATGCGCTCCTGCCTGCTGACTGCACGGGCAATGTGCGTGCGCAACCAGCCCAGCGTCTTGTTGATCGCGCGTCGGTGGGCCGCAGCAGCTGCCTTGGGCACCAACTTGGCGAAGTCCTGAAAAGCCTGGAGATCTGCAGCTGACGACTGGATAGAGATCATCCCGCCGCCGGCCGAGGGTTTGACGTAGCTACCGATGCTCATGGGCGCAACCTCAGGATCAAGGCGACCAGACCGTCGCCGCTCGGCTCCAGTTGCAGCAAGTCGTAATCGCCGCCGCCGTCCAGGGCGGGCAAGTCGACGCTGACCAAAAGCCCACGTTTCAAGCCTTCCGAATCACTGACACGGATCTCAAACCGAGGCTCACGCAAGCCGGTATTGAGCTTGCCTAGCTTCGGCTGCAACCAGGGCGCGGCAAACATACCAAGCACCGGCTCTTCGCGGCCCTCGATCCGTGCGCTATCGCCCAGTGTTTCGAAGACCACGGCGTCGATGTCGTCGATCAGATCGCGGAAGGCCACGATCACATCTCCAGCAGGATCTGCGCCCGAGGTCGCGTGCACAGGTGCAGCGGGTTGGACTGCGCTTCACCGGCCACACCTTTGTTGAATGGCAGCGGCTCGATCTTGCTGTAGTACGGGATGCCCTGGGTATTGACCGTTTCCATGTAGTCGGCCGGCGCGAAGGACGAGATGTACAGATCAGGGACGCCCTCGGGGACCAGCAGCGCCTTGTCGTCGTGGACAAACGCAACCCCGGCAACCTTGCCGCGATAGCGCTCCCAGACGATCCCGCCGAACTCGAAGCTCTCGCGGGCATCACCGCGCAGAGCAGCCGCCTGCATGGTGTTGAGGTAGGTTTCTTTGACGGACTTGTGGACAAGCAGCTTGTTCCAGAAGTTTTTGCCGCAGAAGGCGCGAGAGCCAGTAGTAGTGACGCTGCCCAGTGCTTCCTCCTGCATATCCAAAGCTTCGCCACACTTCACACGGACCTCAGTAGCAGGGTTACCCAGTTCCATGGGAAGCTTCTGTCGCTCGACACCGAAACGGTCATAGATATCCAACAGTACCGTCTTGCCGTCCGCGTCCAGCACCGTCCCGTTCAATGCTCCCATGCGTTGAAATTCGTGGGTGGCATCCAACTGGCGGCGTGCCTTACCCAGACGCTTGTTGACTACGTCCTGCACAGCCTGCAACTCGGTCAGAGAGCCGAAGGCGCGGATACCCTGGATCTCGTCTGCCTTGATCGTGAAGCGTTCCGGCAGGTGCACGGTGTTGAACGGAATCAACATACGCTTGGTCGCGCCAACCACCAGGCCCGAGGTACCGCGCTCACCCGATGGCACCAGGGCCAGGGTGTCGCCGTCTTTCTCGATCTGTACGGTCAGCGTGCTGATGCCCTCTTCCCGGAACAGGCCAAGGCTGCTGATGCGGCCCGGCAGGTATTGTTGTTCATTAATAGCGGCAGTCAACGAGGAAACACTGAACGCATCGTCTTCAAAAATGGCGATATCAGCCATGGGTACTCTCCAGAAACGAAAAATCCCGCACTCAGCGGGATGGATAAATGGGATAAGCGGCTTAGCGCACGATCACGTGCTGGATGTTTAGGGCTTTTTCGGCGGCAGGGTCAAGGCCGGTCAAATGAACTTCGCTGACCTCGGCCAGCCGCACGATGGCGCGGCCGCGCCGGACTACGTCGGACTCACTCAGCGGCCCGTAGAGGATCGCCACGGCGTTTTCGGTGCCGTCCTCGGCCGTCGCGTGATACGGCGCGAACTCACCAGTGGCAGTGACCAGGCCGAGGATCTGGCCCGGTTCCAGAGCTGGGCCGGCCGCTACGTTGATCGCTTCGCGGGAAATGTTTCCGGCGCCTTCGGACAGCAGGAACTCGCCCGCGTGCATCGATTCAATTTTCATGCTCTTACTCCTTTCGTTCCGTTCTGAACCGCCTGACGGCTGGACCAGATTGCATGGGTGTCAACCTGCTTTGCCTTGACCTTGAGTTCAGGGTCGTCGTCCAGAGGCAGACTGTTGTTGATTTCAAAGCCACCGCCGCTGCTCACCAGCTTGTCGAACAGGCGCGCCCTGACAGCGCTCTCATCCAGGCCGGCAGTGATGAACTCGCCAGTCAGTTCTGGCAATCGTGCCGCAACACAGAGACCGTGCAGCGCTTTTGCCCTGGTCAGCGCCGCTGTGACTACCGCTTCGCTTTCCAGTCGGGTGGAGGCAAGCAGCGGCTCCACCAGGTTGCTGATGCCTGCCGCCGCACACCCCTTGGTAACCATCAACGCCAATCCGGCCGCGTCCAATACGGGAGCTGGATCCGGAAGGTTTACAGGATCAGTCGGCTCAACATCCGGCTCTTCGTCCAACTGGGCCAGCAATTCAGCCGGGGCATTCTGGAAGCGCTGCAACACGCTGCCCTGACCGAGGCAGGCTTTGACCTTCAGCCCGTCGCCCACTTCATCGGCCAAGCCCAGGGCCACTGCTTCGTTGGCCGTAAGCCAGGTTTCGGCGTTGACCATGCGCCGCAGCTCGGCCTCGTCGATGTCCGGCGCTTTGGACTTGTAGGCCGCAATAATCGCTTCCAGCGTCTGGTCCAGCACGTCGGCGACACGCCGGAAGTCCTCGGCATCACCGCCGGTAAAGGTGTAAGGGTTGTGGATCATCAGCATGGCATTGGCCGCGATGACCACCCGGTGAGCGCCACACACGGCAACACTGGCCGCGCTGGCCGCCAGCGCATCAATGCGCCCGGTACAGCGTTCGCCCAAGCGCGACAGTGCATTGTGAATAGCCAGGCCGTCGAACAGGTCGCCGCCGATGCTGTTGAACGCCACAACGACCGGGGAAGCGCCGTCATCCATAGCCCGCAGGTCCTGAACAAACTGATTAGCGCTGACACCCCAGGTGCCGATCTCGCCGTATACAAAGACCTCAATGGTCTGTTGCTCGGCTTCGCCGCTGGCCTGGAAGGTGTACCAACTTTTATCCGCGACTTTTACCTGCTTGCCAGCCTTGTCATAAATGCGCGGGATCGCTTTTTTACTCATGGTTGTTCCTTGTCATCAATCGGCTCAATGGCATCAAGCGTGGTGTAGTTGAGGCCCAGATCGGTGGACCTGGCGAGGTCGGCCGCGTTTTCCGCGTCGATGGTTTCCGCGTCGTAGCCGTTGCGCAGACACATCTCGCTGCGTGAACCGAAGCCTGCCTGCACTTCCATCCGCCGCGCCTGGACGTCCTGCACCGGCTGAATGTAGGCCCAGCCTTGTGGCACCCAGCGTGTGCGAAGGTATTCGCGCCGACGTTGGGCGTAGTCCTCCAGCACCAGAGCGCCGGACAACACCGCCATGTCCATCCAGGCGGCACGCACCGGGCGACACAGTTGATGCACATACACGCCGAATTGCAGCTGCTCCAGGCGGCGCCGGAACTCGTTGAGTACCACACGCAGCGCCCGATCGTTGACCTCTCGCATATCGCCGGTAAGGATCTCGTACGGCGTGCCCGAACCCGCCGCAGCAGCCATCAGCTGCTGACGCATGAAGTCCGGGTAGTTGTTGCCGGCGTCGGGTGGTTTGGAGAACTCCACCTCTTCACCTGGCCCCAGCTCCTGCATGGTGCCGGGCTCCAGGGCGACCATTGGCGTGAAGCCGTCTCGGTCAGTGGTCAGCAGCTGCCCCGTGACAGGATCGCGAGGTTGCTGCCCGGCGTCTGGGGCCGGCCGCTTGATAAAACCAGCGAACAGGTTTGCCACTTCCTGACGGAACAGCACCGCGTCGTCGTAATTGTCCAGGCTGCGCAGGCGCTTCAGCACCGGGGCCAGACGTGGCACGCCGCGCAACTGTCCCGGCTCCATCGGCTCAAAGATGTGCAGCACCTGCGCCGCTGGTACACGCACCAACTGGTTGTAACCGGCGTTCAACGACGACGAATCGCGTGGGTGCGACAAATACATCCAGTACGCCACCCGTTTGCCGGCTGGGTTGAACTCGATCCCTGCGCGGATCACGTTGCCGTTTTTGGCCGTCTCGAACTTGTCGTGCGGGACAAATTCAGGGGCCAGCGCCTGCAGTTGTAGCGGCACCGCTAACCCCTCACTGAGGCTGCGCGGCCGCAACCGCACAAAGCACTCACCGGCCGTTTCAACCGTGCGCGCCACCAGAGCCTGCATGCCGTAGAAGTCGGTCAGTTCATCGGCGTCCGCCTCATCCACCCAGTCATCCCACAGCTGCTGTTGGAGTTTGCGCAGCTCCGCGTCATCCGTGGTCGGCCTGGGCGTGATGCCGGTGCCGATCAGGTTGCTGACGCGCTTGTCGATGACATTGAAGGCGTACGGGTCATTGCGCACCGCTGCCCGTGAACGCGCCCGCAGGTTACGCAGGGCCGGGGTGTTGATGCAGTTGATGCCGTTGTCGGTGGCTTCCCAACTGGCCGAGCGTCGACCCTCACCCGCGCCTTCGTAACTGGCCTTGATGTTCGACGGCAGCAAGAATCCATTACGGGTCAGCGTCGGATAGTTTCGTGCCATTAGAGTCCCTTGCCTCCATGCATGAGCCGAACCACGCGAGAGCGGGGCCCGGCGGCGTTGGTCAGCGACGTGCGGATCTCGTCGCGGGCCTTGAGCAGTTCGTCGATGGAACGGTATTCCACCGTGCGGTCGCTGTAGCGCACGGTCTTTTCACCGCGTGCGATGGCGCGCTCGATGGCTTCGAGGTGCTTCGGAGTAAACGACATATCAGCGTCTCTTCAGGTAACCGCTTGTGGAACTGCGGCGTTGTGGGGGTGCAGCGGGTCGCGGTTGGGCGACCGGGGCAACGGGTTGCGGCGCCACTTGCGGTGTAGCGGGAGCCAGTGCGGCAACCGTGACACGCTCAGCGGCGACCACCTTTTCATCGAACAAACCGGCCTGTGCCAGCGAGTTACGCACCCGGTCCCAGTCGTGTTCCTGATACCGGTTGATGCCGAGGTAATGCGCCATCGCCAGGCAATACACCATCAGGTCGAGGGCTTCGTTACGCTCGGCCTTGCCCTTGATCCACTCAATGCGCTTGTGACCCCGCACGTACTTGGCGACCTTGCGCTCGGCCACGCACTGGGCGAAGAACTCGTCCGGTAGATCGTTGGCAAAGTGCAGCGCGCCGGGCCCGGATTCGAACGGGTAGCGGTTGTAGATCCAGTCCTTTGCAGTGTCGGTACCGACAAACCACAGCTCGGCGCCGCCGCGTTCGGTCTGGCCCTTCCAGGTCACATCCACCATGGACGGCCGCTGAGCGATCACCGGCTTACCGGGCTTGCTCGCGCCCTTGATGGCGAAGATGTTGCGCCAGCGTCGTACGCGGCAGAACTGGTAGACCTCGTCGGTGTGGTGACCACCCGAGTCGACTGCAACCGCAAGAATGCCCAGGCCGACACCGCAGGGGTGCCGATACCGCTCTTTCAGCAATTCATCCAGCACCGCCCAGGTGCGTTCGTCGGAAGGGTCGCCCGCGATCACACGGTGATCGATCACCCAGCGTTCCATGCCGACGCCCCAGCCCATCGCCATGAACTCCAGACGGTCGGCCTGGACGTCGACAGCGCCCGTGATCATCATCACGGCGGCGGGCATCGCACCGAGGGAGAACCCTTCCCGGCGCGCCCGCTCGATGAGTACCGATGCCTTGGTCTGCTCTTGCGCGCTGTCCCACACCTTAGCCAGACGGGTGTTGTAGAACACCTGCATGGGTTCAAGGTCGCCTTTGGCCTGGGCCTTTTTCGCCTTCTCGAATTGCTTCGCCAGCGACTTCCAGCCCGTCCAGCCCAACGGTGAATACAGCGAGTTGAGGTGGAAGCCGACCGTCTCGCCATCGCCCTTGGCATGGGCACGCCACTCACCACGGGCGAGCATGTCGCCCTTGTGGTGCTCCTCGATCAGCACGTCGCAGTCAGGCGCGGCGCACTCGTAATGCACGACGCTGAAGTCCTGGGAGTAACGCAGCCGCTCCCACTCCAAAGTTTGCATGTGCCCGCAGGTCGGGCACGGCACATAGTAGTAACGCTGGTCGCTACCCTCGAACAGATCGTCTATGCGCGAGGCGCCCTTGATCGTCGGCGAACTGGAGAAGTAGAACTTGGCATTGCGCCCGAAGGTACTGCCCCGCGTTTCCGCCAGTTCGATGGGGTCGCCCTCTTCGCCTACGTCGACTTCCCAGCGGTCAATCTCATCACCGTACACGTAGCGTGCCGACAGCTCGGCCAAGTTGGCCGCAGAGCCGGCCGTGGTGACGTACAGCGAACCGCCTTCGAACTCCTTGGTGTCCATGGTGTTGCGCGAGTCCCGCGAGCGGCTCGCCGCCACACGTTCGCGCAGCACCGGGGTGGCCTTGATCGTCTTGCCGATACGCGAAGACACCCGCTTTGCCAAGCCAAGGCTGGGCAGCAGCGTGAGAATGTTCGACGGCACCATGTGGATCAGCGCACCGATCCAGTTCAAGGCTATCTGGGTTTTCATCAACTGCGAGGCGACCATGGTCACGACGCGCTTGCACGGGTGAGCCGGTGACAGGCACCGCATCGGCTCGCGTGCGTAGGGCGTTCGCACGGTGCGATATTTCCCTGGCTCGGCGGCGCCTGTATCACGCGGGATGCGCATGTACTCGTCGGCCCACTCGTCCACCCAGAGGCTGGGGTCTGGACGCAGCCCACGGAAATACGCCTCACGGTACACCTCAGCGCCGTCAGGTTTTTCCGTATGCATGGGTTAACTCGTAGTGATCAGATCGCGTTCAAGGTCAGCCGAAGACATGCGCTCGGCCTCTTCCAGGGACAGCCGCAGCGCCTTGGTCAGGTGCTGCTCAATCTCCCAAGGGTCGGACATCGCCGCCAGTTCGGGCGCTAGTTGCGGGGGCATGCTGAGCAACTGATCGCGCAGCATGCGTCCGGCGTTGTAAGCCCCGGTAGTGACCGCTTTAATATCCACCAGCGAGCCCTGCACCTTGTGAAACTCGGCTTCGGCCAGCTGGGCCAGGTAGTACTCGCGGTGTGCGCGGGCCTTCTGGAAGTCGGGTTGCCCGCTCTTCGCGCCAGCAGGCTGCGGCGGCGCAGCCGTGTTAGTCGGCTCGACCATGGGGGACAGTTGGCTGTAAACGTCACGCTGGAGCCGGTCTTGTTGGTGTCGAGCCGCGACAGCGGCCTTGCTGGGGTCGGCGGTTTCGAGGATCAGCGCTTCCGTTGCCAGCACGTCGACCTTCTTGCCATCCGGCGACAGCACCAGGCGGTTGTTGTCTTTCAGCCAGGTGATGTAGCTCGGCGTCCTGCCGATGCGAACCGCGAAAGCGCTTTTAGACAGGAACAGTGGATCCGTCATAAGCCCTCCTTTTCAACGGCTTTTCAATGGAAACCTTTCAATTTCAATGGATTGAATTTCAGTAAGCTGGTGGGCCTGCCGCTAACGCTTTCCCGCGGGTTTCATGCCCCGTGTCCCTCGGATAACCCCAGGGTCCCCGGCAGTTTTCGGCGCCCCAGATCGGCGCATCACCCCTGTTCACCCCGAGCGGGCGGGACTTCGGAAACGCCCAGCCGCTTGGCGGCCCAGCGTTCGTACAACCCTATGGCCACATCGGCGCCGGCCATCGCGGTCAGGCAACCCAATGCGCCCGCCGTCCAGATCGACATGCCCGCCGCGATCATCAGCATCATCGCCGACACCCCGCAGACAATGCAGGCACCGGACCGAAGTGCGAGGCGGCGCAACAACGCCCAACCCCGCGCCCCGTCTTTATCTGCCCGCCACATCTCGCCCGATACGCCACCGACCAGGGCCAGGACGATCACTAACCAGATCGGCATCTCTGCCAGCGCTTGTTGCTCGTTTGTCAT